ATGCCGCCGACTTCCAGAATCCACTCCAATAGAAGTGGTTCCTGAGAGCGGATGCGGCAACGATCCCGTCCGCGTCCTGCCGTTGTGTTGGGAGAACGCGACGAACCTTGACGATACTTACGTCGTGGCCGTCGTAGAACTCCTTTCCGCAAGACTCCCTGAACCTTCCGGTCCAGTAAGACTTGCCCACGTTAACTCGATGCCCGAAAGTATCGAGTTCATGGACAACGGACAGCACATAGTCTCTGGGGACGATAAGATCGTCACCAAAGACGCGCACCTGCTCGGAAAACTGTTTGACAACCAGTGTCCGAGAAAGCGGAGTACTCAACTCCCTTTCGATCCCTAAGAAGATCACGGTCAAGAAGACCATGGCCTCAAACGGGAAGCAGAGAGCTGAACCCATAGGCGCGAACTTGGCCAGGCGAATTACGCCATGACCAGGTACATCAGCCTTCCGGGATCTGCAGGCTTGGACCGCCCCAAACAAATGAGGGAAGTCCTCCAGCATAGCCCGTACATGCTGATTCGAGACACGATCGGACGCCTCGCTCAAATCGAGCGTGGCTAGGTCACCACTGAGTGACCCTCGATGAGCCATTTCCCGATTAGGGTCCTGGTCATCTAGACCGATAACGCGTGAGAGGAAACCATCCTCCCGTATCGCGCTTCGTAATCCTCGCCTCAGAGCCTGCTGCGCATATTGCATCGCAGTTGGCTCCATGGCAATGACACGAGGTGTCTTGAGCGTTTTAGGTACCGCGATCACCCTAACGGGGACCTCGGCACCGGGTTCGAGGAAGGTGAGTTCCTCATCCAGTTCTGACTTGAAGCCAGAATTTGGAATGAGGAAAGACTCAGCCGGAAAGAAAGGCTGAAGTCTAGAGGGCCAGGTTCGCTGATTCCACTTTCCATTACTGGAAAGTCGATCAGCAACAGTGCCTGGTCCATGCTGTCCCCGAAGCCGCATCCAGTAGACATCTCTGTCCACTTTTGCAAACACTTCGGAGAACAGCATTGCGGACATTCGCTTGAAATCCTCGAGGTACTGAGGATCCAGGCGAGCATCTGCATCTCTCACTTCCTGCTCACATTGAACAAATTCGGACATCGCTAGCTCCTCACGAGCAGCACTGACGACCTTACGGTCACCAGGACTGCTGAGGACCCCTTCACGGGGGTCCTCGGGGAGGGCTATCTTGCTAAACATGAGTGTTAACTCACGCAAAGCAATGATTGCTTCGATGTCCGGATCGTTCAAGAGCGCACCGCTACTAGGATCGAACACACGTCCAAGGAAACCTGACATAAATGCCGGGAGACCAGTACGACGCTTCAGCTTGAAGGCTGGAACGTCCGAAGGGACGACGAAACCTTGGTCTAGCCATTTTTGGATGGCTTTGCCAAAGTCCGCCAGGGTAATCGCCAAAAACGACAACCCCTCATGTTCGGTCCGACGCACGACAGTTGTTATGTCGCGCGTGGCGCTTGTGCAACATCGTACGGCCATTTCTTGTGCCGTACAGGACCAGAGTGACGTTAGGCTTTTCACCGTTCCTCCTTAGTAGGGGGTTGACGGATCCTTAGCCTACGTCTACACCAATCCAACTACAACATCTACCAAACTCTACAGGCAGATGTGGAGCCCTTGCGGGTTTCCGCACCGCCAGCAGAGCCCGTTGGCACGGGACACCAACATGAGCTCCCGCTCGGACTTACAGCCCGGGCAGTTGCACATGGGGTCCTGAATGCCACCTCCCTCGGGGAAAAGTTCCCCAGAGGAGGCGTTAACGGGGTGGGCATCGAACGAGCTCTCCAGCTCATCGATACGCGCGCGAAGCTCCGCGGCAACCGCCGCGAAGTCTATTGCGTTGCTGCCCGGGGATCCTCCCCGGTTTTGACCATGGTTATCCATGAGTCCTTTCCAAGGGGGATTCCCTTAGTTGTGGTTGGTTCGATGCTTAGCTAACGACGACCGTCAGAAGCAGGAAGAATCCTGCCCAGCGACGATCGCCTCGCCCA